AAGCGCGTAAGCGCTGGAGGTGTTAAAGTGCCGGGTACAAAAATGATGGGCTACCAAAAAGGTGGTGATGTTAAAAAGAAAGACAAGAAAAAGAAGGTTAAGGCTCCCGGAAAGACTAGAACCGCTAAAGGTAAGTCTTTGGAAGAGCTAGGTATGAAGGCTTCAGGGCCTAGTAAAAACCCAGCTAAAGCATCTATGCCTACAGCTGCAAACAATACTATGCCGGTACCAAAACCGCAAGCTGCTCCTCCGAGTGCTCCTAAGCCTCCAATGGGCGGTATGGGCGGTATGGGCGGTATGGGCGGTGCTCCTAAGCCTCCAATGGGCGGTGCTCCGGGTGGTATGGGTATGCCTCCTAAGCCACCTATGCCTATGATGAAGAAAGGCGGTAAAGTTAAGAAGAAAGCCAAAACTTATAAGTCTGGTGGTAACGTTCGTGGTGCGGGCATTGCTAAACAAGGCGTTAAACAGTGTAAGATGCGTTAATGCGTAGGTACTACAAAAAAGGTGGTACCGTAAAGGACTCATGCTACAAGAAGGTGAAGGCCAGCTACAAGGTCTTCCCTTCTGCATATGCATCTGGGGCTATCGCTAAATGCCGGAAGAAAAAGGCTGGTAAGTAATGCGTAGGTACTATAAGTCTGGTGGTAAGATTCGCAAAACAGCGAAGGGTGCTGCGTTAAAGCGTTGGTTCAAGGAAGATTGGAAAGACGTTAGTACCGGTAAGGCTTGTGGTAGAAAGAAAGGTGATGGTCGTGGTACGCCATACTGTCGCCCTAGTAAACGTGTATCTTCTAAGACTCCTAAAACGTCAGGCGAGATGTCTGGTTCTGAGAAGAGTAAGAAGGTAAGAGAAAAGAAAAGTTTAGGGCAACCTGCAGGTGCTCCACGCAGAGTAAAGTCGCTAAAACGTAGAGGCAAGTGATGCGTAGATACTTTAAGAAAGGCGGATTAACTAAACGACAAAAGACTACTTTGAAAAAGCATTCTGTGCACCATAGCAAAAAGCACACGGATGAAATGAAGAAAGACATGAAGAAAGGCGCTAGTTTTAGCGAATCGCATAAAACAGCTATGAAGAAGGTAGGTAAGTAATGGCTACATCAGGTACTACATCATTTAACATGGACTTCCCAGAGATTGCTGAGGAAGCATGGGAGCGTGCCGGACGTGAGATGCGTTCTGGGTATGACCTAAGAACAGCTAGACGATCTATGAACTTGCTTACTATGGAGTGGGCAAATCGTGGTATTAACTTGTGGACTATCAAAGAAGCAACGTCAGTAGCACTAACTAAAGGTACAACTCAATATACGTTAGCTAGTGATGTGATAGATGTTATAGAACAAAACATACGGACTAACGACGGGGTGCAAGCCACACAAAATGATCTCCCCCTAACACGTGTCAGTGTGAGTACCTACAGCGGTATCCCTAACAAGTTAACACAAGGTAGACCTACACAAGTTTGGATTGATAGAGGCATAGGTGCACCGGTAGTTAATGTGTGGCCTGTGCCAGATAAAGATAATACGTATACCTTAAAGTATTACTACCTAAAGCGTATAGACGATGCAGGTGAAGGCGCGTATGACGCTGATATGCCCTTTAGATTTTTACCTTGTTTAGTAGCGGGTTTAGCATATTACATAGCTATGAAGACTCCCGAATTGTCTGACAGGGTTATGATGTTAAAAAACATTTATGACGAGCAGTTTCAGTTAGCTGCTTCGGAAGATAGAGATAAGACTTCAGCTAGGTTTGTACCGCGTATTGGATACCCCTAATGAAGAAGTTTGCTACTGGTAAAAAAGCGTTTGGCTTCTGTGATATATGTGGATTTCGTACTAAGTTACGAGATATGAAGGAAGTAATAGTCAAGCGACAGGGTACTAGTTTATTGGCTTGTAACTCATGTTGGGATCCAGACCACCCACAGAATATGCAGGGTGAGTACCCAGTAAACGATCCACAAGCATTACGCAACCCGCGCCCAGACCAGAGTTTAAGTGCTGATTCATCTGATACCAGTAGTCGAGCGGTAGACTGGGGTTGGAGTCCAGTAGGTTCAGGGCCTAATATGGCTATGGAAGTTAAAATAGGAACAGTTACGGTGACGGTAGAATAATATGGCTATGACATACACAGAATTAAAGACTAACGTGCAAGACATTACTGAGATGTCTTTTACTGATGCACAGCTATCTATGTTTACAAAGCAGGTTGAGCAGCGTGTATATGGCATTATCAAAGATTTGCCTATACTAAGAAAGACTTTGGCGGGACAATCGGTTAGCGCTACGGCTGAATACGTATTGCCTGCAGACTGTTTATATGTACATAGTGTAGTGCAACACACCAACACTAACCGCAAAGCCATAATGCAGAAAGCCCGTGATTTTTTGTTTGAAGCATACCCACTTACTTCTGAAACGGTGGTTGATGGCAACGTAGAAATAAAATATTACGCGTTAGACTCTGATGCTACAGCAAACCAAGAAGCTAGCCGTATGACTCTCATACTTGCCCCCAAGTGGGACGCAAGTGTTACTTTAGATGTGGAGTATCAATACCACCCACGGTCTATAGTAGATACTGATGGTGATGAAGAACAGCCTTGGTTAGGCACTAATTACGACACCGCCTTGCTAAATGGTGTATTGGTAGAGGCCGCTAAATTTATGAAAGCGGAACCAGATATGGTGCAGATGTATGAACAACAGTTTGTATTGGCCTTACAACAAATGCAAAATACGGTGGATATACGCCTAAAGTCTGACTCATTTAGGCCTAAAGGGCAGCCACCCAAGCCAATCCCTATTCCTACACAACCACCACAAAGACAGGAGTAACCAATGGCGATAACACAAACAGTATGTACATCGTTTAAGAAAGAGCTACTAGAGGGCGTACATATCTTTGGTACTCATGAGTTTAAGATAGCTTTGTATACTGATACAGCTAATTTGAACGCGGACACAACGGTATATACTACCGATAATCAAGTTGCTGATGGCAATGGTTATACAGCTCCCGGGGTACTTTTAACAACAGTAACCCCGTCTAGTGGGGATGGTGTAGGGTTTGTAACTTTTTCTAATGCTACGTGGGCAAGTAGTAGTTTCACTGCTCGTGGGGCATTGATTTATAACGATACGCAAGGTGATAAGGCTGTAATGGTCTTAGATTTTGGGGCTAATAAAACAAGTAACAACAGCACGTTTACGGTGGCTATGCCCGCTAGTACAGCGTCTACAGCGTTAATAAGGATTACATAATGAGCACATCATATACAGGCACACTTAAATTAGGTAAACCTGCTGCAGGTGATACAGGTTGGGGTAACACGTTAAACGGCGAAGTTACTGATATGGTAGAAGAAGCTATTTCAGGCATGTCTACTATTAATACTTGGAGTGCAGCTACTCCGGCGGTTCATACGCTTACAGAGGCAAATGGGTCTACTTCCGAATCTAGGGCTGCAATACTCAGGTTAACTGATACTACGGGCGACATAGCATCTGTAGCTAACCTCATAGTCCCTGACAACACTAAACTGTACTGTGTTATTAATGAGACAGGACATACAGTAACTGTAAAAACTGCTAGTGGTACGGGCATTTCTATACCTACAGCTGTGCAGGCTAATGTTGTTTGTAACGGTACTAATGTTGTTGAGCAGACTAACTACAATTCGGCCTTGGTTGCCGCAACGGCTACTGCAGATACGCTAAAGATAACTGCGGGCGGTACGGGGATAACAGCGTTTGTTGATGAAGATAACATGGCTTCTAATTCTGCAACGGCAATAGCCTCACAACAATCAATCAAGGCGTATGTAGACAATAATGGTTCGTTTAACTACCCTGAAGAGATAGTTCCTTGGGCCGCTAGCACTACTATGACAAGCTCTCCAAGTGTAGTTTTAGACGATACAAACACTTTTGTGACATTGGCCGAGTTTACTGTACCAGCAAATAGCGATACAAACTTCCATGTAATAGACCTATCCGCGCAATATGACCTGAGAAAAATAGGTACAGCCAGTGATACGATAGGTATGAACTTCGAGCTAACTAAAAAAGTTAAAGTGAATACAGGAACTACTCTCGGTACAGTAGTTACTAGAGGGCAAAAAGGTGGGACGGATAGCTACTTTTGGTCTTTTACTGTTGCTGGAGACAAACGTCAGGATTTAGGGCAGGCCACCAAAGTTGGTCTTAACAACACAGCCGGCTCTGACACTGGTAAATACGAAATAGAAAGTTTTGCCTACGATGCTGCTAATAACCGTACAGAAATTGTATTTAATAACGGTTCCAGATTCCTTGCCGGGGGTACCTTCAATATTGGCAATACCGCATATATTGCTACAGATGGTTGGCAGTCGGTTGGTAGTTATTTACAAATACAAGCTAATGTAATGATAGACCAGACTGCTTTGGGCGGCGCGGAGGCTTCCCCCGTCCCCATTACTAACAATACGGTTTCCTTCCCTAAAGTTATTGTAAAAAACAGCGATAATAACGCCACAGAATTTAGGTTGCAAGGTAAGCCGCGACAACTTGCAGGGAATGATACCCCCCAAGTTCGGTACTATAAAACCTACGTAACCGCGCAAAACATTAGGAGAGGCTAATCATGGATGATAATCATAGTGTAGCCATGCTTAAACTAGAAGCCCATGAGCGCGAATGTGCTCAGCGTATGAAAAACATACAGTTCCAACTAGATACGGTGGACAAGCGTTTAGATCAGGGTATGCATAAGTTTAGGAATATTGAACGGTTATTATGGCTTCTTTTTCCGGTGATTCTAGGGGCAGATGCAATTGCTCAGAACATACTCTAAGGTATTACTGTTATGGCTAGTTGCTGTAAGTGTATATGCTAACAACCAAGAAGGTAGCCTTAACACCTACCACGGCGAGAATAGTGTAGCTAATAGTAATAACAGTACTAAAGATGAATCCGTGTCTAACACTTACAATGGTGCGGGGTCTTCTTCGGAAATACCTGTAGGCAGCGCCATAAGTCCTAGTTACATGTCTAATGGCATGGATACTTGTTTAAAGGGTACGGGCGGGTCACTGCAGACTGTAGGTGTAGGTTTTAGTAGTGGTGGGTATAACGTTGACCCAGAGTGTAACAGGCGTAGAGATGCAAAAGTACTATCTGATTTAAACATGAAAGTAGCTGCTGTAGCTAGGATGTGTCAGTCAGTAGATGTGTGGAAATCAATGTTCATTTCTGGTACGCCATGTCCTATACTATCTAATGGTAAACTTATAGTTGGTAAGCGGGCGTTTCTTATGATGAAACAAGACCCCAAAACTTACATACCAGATTACGGCAAAAAAACTAAAGAGTGGTATAATACAATACTCAAAATAGGAGAGAGCGATGTTGAAGAAGAAGATGATGATTTTACCTCTATTAGCGCTAAGTACCGCAGCTCACTCCAGTGAGTTAGATAACTTAGTTAACACGTCGTCTGCTCTTGTAGACCAAATTGATAGAGGTATTGCGTATGTTGGTGCTGCCACTGAGTATTCTCATCTTGGTACTTCTATGTCTGACGGCAGTGTTTCAGAGTCCGCGCATATTACCTCACAACAGATTCAAGCATACAATGATGCTCTTTCTAATATGGCTAGTTACATGCCTTATGGCGATGTCCGCGCTGTCCTAAACGAACGTGCTATGAATGAGCTAGAGCTTATGGATACGGCTATTAACACGTTTACTGAAGCAGTTGTGGAGATGGTGCAGGTTGTAGAAGTAGCTGAGCTGGCAGAGACAGCGGCTACCCCAGATGAAGAAGCTGCCGTACAAGAATTTGTGTCTAACAACCAAGAAGTGCTAACTATTAGTCAAGAAGAAGTCACTGAGTATAACCAGTCTATAGATGACATTGAGACCCATGCTAACAACGCTACGGCATTTATTGCGGTTGCCGAAAACACTGCGGCAGTAGATTTCCTACAGCAGGGTGCCGAGAATAACAATTCTACTGCGGAGCAAGCTACAGTTACGTATTCAGCTAACAACCAATGGGTAAGCGTGCAGTGGTCGGGTACTAACAACGCTACAGCGGTATTCTTAAATGGTAATGATAACTTTGGTCTAGATGTATACGCTACACAAGCGGAAATATTAGTTGCAGGTCAAGAGTCTGAGTTTTACTTAACTGGCCCTACTGCACAAGGATATAACTGCTTTATGTACGGAGATTGTAATTATGAGCCTTGAGTCTAGCGAACTGACGATTGGTGGTCAGACGTTTAAAGGGGCTTGGATTGCTGTAGTATTAGCTATTGGCTCTACTATTGGTGGTGGGGTATGGACTGCAAGTAGTTTGTACTCTAGACTAGAGGCTGTAGAAGCCGTACAAATACCGAATATAGTGCCTTTAGAAGAAGAAGTATTGCTGATAAAGCAAGAATTAGAAGCTAATGATGTATCTAAGCTGCAGGGCAAACTAGCAGAATTAGGCACTAATTTAATAGTTATTAAAGACCAACAATCCGGTTTACTACTTATAAAACAACAAGTTACTGATGTAGAGAAGTCAGTAACAGAGATGCAAACTGTTGTCCAGAAAGCAGAGATTGTTGTTAAGGCGGTAGAGAACTTTGAAGGTGATATAAAGGCTTTAAAGCGTGAAATACAAGATTTGTGGGACGGTATGGACGAGTTATACAACCCCCTAAAGTGAGGTATATATGTTACAACATCTTATAGGCCCTATAGCTAATATAGCTGGGGGCTACCTAAAAAACAAAGCGGAAGAGAAACAAGCTAAACATCAAGCCAAAATGAAGGTCATTGAGAACGATGGTGACTGGGAAGCTAAAATGGCTGATGCTTCTGCACATAGCTGGAAAGACGAATTTTGGACTATTGTACTTTCAGTGCCCATCTTTATGATTGGGTATGCTATTGTGGCTAACGATACAACAGTTATAGATAGAGTACAGCAGGGTTTTGTGGCGCTAGCTGGATTGCCTGAGTGGTACCAATACTTGCTGTTTATAGCCATATCAAGTAGCTTTGGTGTTAAAGGTGTTTCTAAACTAATGAGTCTAAGAAAATGAGTTTAAAGTATTTTAAAGTAGAAGATTTTAACTGTCAGGAAACTGGTGAAAATGAGATGTGTCCTGACTTCTTACAGAAACTTGATGCACTGCGTGAGGTGTGTGGGTTTCCATTTATTGTAACTAGTGGGTACAGATCGCCTAAACATAGCATAGAAGCGGCAAAAATCTTTAGTGGCAAACCTGCAGGAACACATGCACAAGGTATTGCTGTTGACATTAAAGTAACGGGTGGTGCACAGCGTATGTCTATTATACGTAACGCTTCTATTATGGGCTTCAATGGTATTGGGGTTGCTAAAGGTTTTGTACATGTTGACACGCGAGAGACTACCCCAGTAGCTTGGAAGTACTAATATGCCACTTAATAAAGTCCAGTTTAACCCCGGTATAAATAAAGAAGTAACTAAATATACCAACGAGGCCGGTTGGAGCGACTGCGATAAAGTTCGTTTTCGTCAAGGCTACCCGGAAAAAATTGGGGGCTGGACTAGACATGGTAGTAACACGTTTACAGGTGTTTGTAGATCGCTACACCAATGGATTAGCCTTGCATTTGTAAAGTATACTGGGTTAGGTACTAATGTTAAGTTCATGGTAGAGACGGGACAAGACTATTATGATATTACGCCTTTACGGACAACTGTGTCTCTGACAGACAAAATGTTCTCCACGGCCGGCGCACCTTTTATGCGCATCCTTGATTCTGCCGGCGGGTTTGTTGTGGGCAGCTACGTTACTTTTTCTGGTGCTAGTGCTGTAGGCAACCAGACTGTAGATGGGGAAAAAGTAATAACTGACGTAGACACTTCGTTTACCGACGCGACTTGTGACTACAATAATGACCCAACCATTACTCACGACGCAAACGTTAGAATATATGCGGGGCTACCCGTTAGCGGTACTGGAATACCCGCAGGTGCGTATGTAGCGTCTATAAATTCTTCTACTTCATTTGAACTAAGTGCTTCCACAACTGGGGGGAGTGTAACAAATGGAACGTTAACTTTTGATGGGACTAAAGTATTTACGGTTGCAACTAGCTCAAATTCTAGTACGGCAGTTGGTGGCGGTACTTTTACCCTAGCATACCAAGTAAACGTAGGGCCGGACTTTCAGATACCAGTAGATGGTTGGAGTTCTTCTCCTTGGAACGCTAATCCTTTTAATGGTGGTAATGGTGGAGCAGAGTCTCTACGTGTGTGGAGTCAAGCTAACTACGGAGAAGACTTAATTATTGGGCCTCGTGGTGGTGAGATGTACTACTGGGATACAAGTGCGGGCACAGGAACAAGAGCAATACCACTAAAGAATGTACCTAACAATGGAACAATTGCGCTGTCACAAACATCTACAGGTAATATAGCCGCAATTATCCCCGGCATAACGTCTTTAGACACTAATGTAACACCAAAAATCAGGGATGGCGCTGTGGTTACATGTACCACCGCAAGTAAGATTGCTGCCGGTACAACGGTTCTGTCTAAAACGGCTAACAATGCGGTAGTTAACCTAAGCGCTAATCCGTTAGGCGATGGCACCACGTTAACGTTTGTGTTTGATGGAGACCCTATATCAGTAACTAAAGACTCAAAGTCAATAACCGTGTTCGACCCTACGTTAGAGTTTAACTATATGGTTGGGCAACACGTTACCATAGCTGGGGCTACAACCATAGCGGCTATTACTAACACAGTGATTAATACTAGACATAAAATAGCTACGGTAGACTCTGCGAGTAATACATTTACTACAGAACCTATAGCTGGTGCGGAGCCTGCAAGTTCTACAACTTCTGGGGGTGGAGCTTCTGTTACATTGCAGTATGAGTTATCCGCTGAGGTGCCAGTAGTACAAGACCAGCTATTAGTCTCAGACGCGAGTCGCTTCGTATTTGCTTTTGGGTGTAACGCGTTTGGAGATGCCACAGAAGAACAAAATCCATTACTACTACGTTGGTCAGATCAAGAAAACGCTTATGACTGGCGACCCCGTTCAACTAATCAAGCAGGAGATTTGCAGTTATCGCAAGGTACAGAAATAGTGACCGCTATACAGTCACGACAAGAAATATTGGTTTTCACCGATGCTGCGCTGTACTCGCTGCAATATGTTGGTGCTCCAGTGGTATGGGGTTCTACGTTGGTTGGGTCGAATCTGTCAGTAGCGTCATCGAAGGCCGCTGCGTACGCCAACGGAGTAACGTATTGGATGGGCAAAGAAAAGTTCTACAAGTACGATGGGACAGTACAACCCTTACGTTGTGATGTTAGGAAATATGTATTTGATGACTTAGACAGGGGACAATATGAGCAGACATTTGCTGGCACCCTAGAAGAGTACCACGAGATATGGTGGTTTTACTGCGATTCTCAGCGCGTAGCGCCAAACAAGTATGTAGTATATAACTACCTAGAAGATATTTGGTATGTAGGTAGTATGGGCCGCAGTGCTTGGTATGATTCACCTATTAACGACTTCCCACTAGCTGCTACTGACACTTATAATTTAGTAGAGCATGAAAACGGTAACGACAACGGACAAGGTGCTACGCTAGAAGCCATAGACTCGTTTATAACTTCTGGTCAATTTGGTATAGAGTCGGGTACTAGGTTTACTTTTATAGATAAAGTTGTTCCTGACCTTTCTTTTGTGGGGTCTAGTGCTGGCAGTCCTTCCGTTGAAATGTCTTTATTGGCTAGTAGCGAGCCCGGCGCTGCAGATAACATCCCTGCTTCAGAAGGCGGTGTAAACGAGGGGCAAGTTGTGCTAGCGGTAGATACGGTAGATGAGTATACAGATCAGCTAGATGTTAGAGTTAGGGGTCGGCAGATGGCAATTAAGGTACGATCTAATGCTTTAGGCACTAAATGGCAGTTGGGTACTCCTAGGTTGAACATGCGTCCGGATGGTAGAAGGGGTCGTTAATGGCTACTAAGATACGCAACAAGGCAAAACTTTTTACTGTACCTGCTTTTCCCCAACCCCCTGCGGAGTATAGTTCGTCATACATGTTCAACAAAGATTTAGTGCTTAGGTTGTACCTACAAGGTGTAGATGAAGCGTTAAAGAGTGCTTTGCAGTATGATTCTGATGACATAATTGATGGTTCTATACCTAATAGTAAGTTAGAAAACTCTACAGTGTCTTTTGGTGGTGTTACGTTAGCACTAGGTGAGTCTGATGCTACCCCTGCGTTTAACCTGTCAGATGCTACTGGATACCCTACATCTAGCCTTGTAGGAACTATTACGAATGCGCAACTAGCTGGGAGTATAGAAAATGCAAAACTATCTAATTCCACTGTCTCTTATGGTGGTGTTCAACTGTCTCTTGGGGGCACAGATGCTACCCCTGCATTCGATTTAAGTGATGCTACGGCATATCCTGCAGGTTCTTTGACAGGTGCGATAGCTACAGCACAAATAGAAGATGACGCTGTAACAGATGCAAAACTTGCAAATTCGATAAACGCTGCTATTTCAGCCAACTCAGCTAAAGTAACTAATGCTACTCACTCAGGAGAAGTTACAGGAGCTACAGCTTTAACGATTGCAGACGGTGCTGTAGTTACAGCAAGGATAGATGATCTGGCGGTTACTAGTGCTAAACTGGCTAGTGCGGCGGTAACGTTTGGTAAGCTAGGCACGGCTGCGGTAAACGCAACGTCTATACAGCCTAATGCTGTAACTACGGAAAAAATAGCAGCGGGTGCTGTAACTTCTGCAAAAATAACTGGGCCGTTTAGTAGCAAGCATGCTTTTAGCACTACTTCCACGCAAGCTATATCCACTACATCTGCAGTTACAATATATGAGCCGGACATCCCAGCACCTGCGGGGGGCAATGAGGCTACGCAATCGCTAAATGCTGTAGTGCGGGTTAGGTTCTATAATAGTAGTTCTAGTGCCGTAAAAGAGAACCATCAGTGGAAAATGCCTGTTGCGATAAAATCGAAAACTAATGTTGGAACTTCTTTAGGAACAGCAACTTATACTTTTAGTCCTTCTACCTATAACGCTTGGTATTTTGTGTCGGGGGATAAGACTCCTATATTTGCTACTAACCGAGGGGGTTTCAGCACTAATACTACGGGGGCTAACAATGGCTCTTTTGCAGGAGTTTACTATGATGGCGCGAATGATAGGACATATTTTAGGGTATCAAAGTTTCCCGACGCTACCACTGTATATAATGGGGTAGAAGTTTTTTACAGCACTGTAAATTTTGCTAGTTCAGGTACCTTTGTAAATAATTTAAATTTTAACAACAACTACCTAACAATAGGATCTACTACCGCATACCAGACTATAGAATTTCCTCTAGTGTTTACTTTTGGTAGGTCAACCACAGCTACCGAGGTTAGGATACAGTTTGACCATGTTTCTAGCACCACCAATTTAAGCACCGTTATAACCGGTATTAGCGGGTACGTGGAGAACACAGTATGATACAAGTAGGATACACGAAATTAGTAGCTAATGAGCCTGTAGATGTAGTAGACTCTACAGTTGAAGATGATATGCCTACAGCTAATGCTGCTATGGCTACGCTTCAAACGTCGTTATCTGTAAGAACTGATATAGATACCCTATTTATGCAGCAGTATGCTGGGGAAGACGACGAAGACGGAAACAGAATATATACTAAATTCGCATTTCTTGACCCAGCATAGGGATTTCAATGTCTAACCCAGAAGAACTTTCACGTACAGACGGCACCTATTCTCCTCTTGATCTAGATCAGAACGGCGTAGTAGATGCCCTTACTGACGGGTTGATGGTGCTTAGGTATTTATTTGGTTTGTCGGGTGACGGGGTAACACAAGGGGCTCTAGCCGGCGACGCTACACGTACGGCGGAAGAAGTACTAGAATACCTTGACTGGGTTAAATCGCACGAAGAATCAGAATTATATAAAGCATTTGACCTTGATAACAGTGGGGATCTAGACGCTCTAACTGACGGCCTGATGCTTCTTAGGCACAGTTTTGGTTTGACAGGCGACGCGGTAACAAAAGGGGGAATAAGCAGCACTGAAAATGAAGAAGGGGTTAAGGTACCCACAGCCACATCAGAAGAGGTCATTGCTAACCTAGATAACGCTATAAATGTCCTACAACAAGTCCCTAAAGATGACGAGGGTAACTACGGCGTAACAGATCCAACAGCCGAGCCAGAACCAGAACCTGTAGTAGCCGAGCCAGAACCAGAACCTGTAGTAGCCAACCCAGTAACTCTTGGAGATGTAGACGCAGTAGCTGATTACCTAGCAGCGGGTGCAACCCTGACCGACGAACAAGAAGCTAAATATGATGTAAACGGCGATGGTGAAGTCGATGATGCCGATTTTGGTTTACTATCTAACGCTTATCGTGATGGGGACTATGCTGGATTTAAAGAAGACACCCTTTTTTCTCCTGAGCCAGAACCTGAGCCAGAACCTGAGCTAGACAGTGATAATGATGGCACAATAGACGAGTTTGATCCTGCCCCCTACAACCCAGACATAAAATCTGACCTATCCTACGAAAACTATTTCCTAAGCTCATACCTGCAGTCAGCAGATTATTTTGAGGGTAACGGTCTTTATAGTCCGCAGGATCTTGGCGATGCGTTTGTAAGTCCTGAAGACTACGACCCTCAAAACTTATTTACCTATGATACCGACAAAGACGGAATTGCCGACTGGTATGAGGTAGTAGCTGCATACGACTTTAAGGATATAAATGAGAACCCCAATGATGAGGCGAACGAAAATGTCTTGTTATCTGAGTACGAGTGGGACGAAATACTATTTGGTAACAGTATGGACTACACGTCCGACGTTACCCTTGGCCAAGCATTAAACCTAAGCTGGAAAGCTCCAAACAATGATTTGGACGGGGATGGAGTACTCAACTCAGAGGATGCATTTCCTTATTTATCTACAGAATGGGCAGACAGTGACGGAGATAGGTTAGGTGACAATGAACAGGATCCTGATGTTACCGTAGCTGATCCAGACCGCGTAGACTCTGACGGTGACGGGGTATTTGATGTAGATGACGATTTCCCGAACGATGCCTCAGAAACTGCTGATAGCGACAATGATGGTGTAGGTGATAATGCAGACGCGTTCCCGAATGATGCTTCAGAGTCTACTGATTCTGACAATGACGGAACTGGTGACAATGCAGATGCGTTCCCGAACGATGATTCTGAGACTACTGATACTGACAATGACGGTACCGGTGACAACACCGACTTCTACCCCGAAGACGAAACTAAAACCGAAGCCCCCGACTTTGATAAGGACGGGGTTGCGGATAACATTGATGCGTTCCCCTACGACCCCAATAAAACGGAAGCTGACCCTGTGGCTGAAACTCCTGTCCCTAGAGGAGCGGAGCCTGTTGATAATGGCACATCGCACGCTACAGGGGCTGCGTATGAGGAAGTTGAAAAAAGAGAAAAAGAATACTCAGAACGTTTCTATTTGCACAAAGACGATGAAACGTACAACCATCAAAATACAGACGAATTAAAAGAAATATTGGGCATAGATAGCATAGCCCAATTTGAAAACGGGCAAGGACTATCAACTGGCACTAATGCCATACTGTACCAAGGGTATGAGCGACCGCTCACAGCTGACGAGTTGTACGAAGGGTGGAAACGCATAATGGGTGGGGCTAAAACCGTTCAAGACCCTAGATCTCCCCTGTTTGGTGGTTCCACGTCTGGTGATTCTAGGTTGGTGGATATGGGTGAATTATCTGTAGGAACTCAACCCTTTTCCAATATGAGTGGGTCTTTTGGCGACTATGGGTATATATGGGATGCTCAAGAATACACTTACGAAGACGTTGACGGAAACGAAGTAACAGAACCTATAAGCATAGCTAACGTTTACGATTTTTGGTTTGGGAGTAACGGAAACGACTACACTTTATTTGACCCCAGAAATGAAAGTATGCTTAGGGCAGGCGCCATGCCTATAATTTTTAACGGTGAGTATAACGTTATGACTAGGGCGGCGCAGATGCCCAAACTTTATGACTTTAACATGTCCGGCGGTGTGCCATCAGAAGGTACAAGTGGGACATACAACCCACTATTCCCACAAGACGATGTCTTAGTTTACTACTCTAGTAAGGAAGCCGCGGAGAGACAAGACCCTTCTGAGATAGTAGAGATAGTAAGAAACGTGTCGGGAGCATATTACGAGAAAGAGCAAAGATTCCTTGATGCCAAGGCCGCAGGTACTGCTGTATCTATGACCATGCATCCTGACGTAGATTACCTATCGACTGCAAACCGACGTAGGATAGCCGCCGACCAGTATGTGAAAGATCATTCTCAGGGGGTTTTATGGGAAGCCGGCGCTACTAATGCCGGACAAGCTATAACCTTCGACATACAGACAGGCGAAAACCCCGACGGCAGTGCTATAAGCCTTTTAGAGGGGTTTGAGACTAAATACAATTATATTGCGGAAGAGAACGGGGTTCCGGTACGTGCTGAAGACCCTACGGCAGGGCTAATACGTGGGGCAGATGAGATACCCGATGTGCAGGATATAGTAGACGCTTATTTTATGATAAGAACGCCCGCTTTTGGTGTAGATAATGCGTATGCTGCTAACACATGGCTTGCTAGCCTAGACCCACTCTTGCAAGATATGTTTTACGACCGAGACGTATATAACCCCACCCCAAATGTATTAGACGACTTAATAGCTACTATAGGGGATGCAAAAATAATATCAGCGGGGGGTCTAGAGAGAGTTGACCCAGAGAGTATTAAGGCGTGGAGTGACGGGTTTAAAGGCACAGATCCCGAGAAAAAATCTGCAAAAGAGTTATCGGATGCGCTAACGAGCTATCATTCGGGAGAGTATCTAGAGTTTGGTGCGCTTAGCATTATAGCAGAGACTAATAAACTTGCTGAGGTAGGATTTAACGCTACGGTTGCCGAGCAAGGAGAAAGCGTATCCGTAGGTACAGACACATTACTGAACGAGTTAAAAAGATCTAACTCTATTATAGGTATGCAGGATGTATGGTATGTTGAAGAACGAACCGACCAACCCGAGTATCAAGCGATTACATCTAACGCGGTTAATCTGGAGATGGATAGGCAGCTTAAATACGCGATAGAGCGTTCTGCCCCCTATATGGGTGATGGGTATAATGCGTGGAGTAACCTACAAACGTCTTATACAGGTATGGACTTTGTGCCCCCCACCACTTTTGGGACTGATGACGGGTACCCCACAATCATGCAAGATGCGTTGTTTTATGACGAACGGTGGATAAACGCATACAACTCTTCGGTAGTAGCTAGGTTTGAACCCCCGATGTACATGGAAGTGCCAGAAGAAAACCAAGCGAAGTTATGGCCGGGAGGGGAAGATAGCGGTGAGTTGTGGAGAGATACTTCTCGGCTATATATGAAACTACCTTCTTCAGCACCAAAAGAGAGAGACTCAGCCCAACAACCAGTCGGTGATCTTTTTTCCTCAGATACGGGTGTGCCACTGGGCGCTCAATTTGACTATATAGATATGGATGCTCCTTACCGAGCGTACCAAAAAGCAATAAAAGAAGGAAAAACAGAAGCTCAAGCTCAAGCTGCTGCGGCTGAAGCACCTAATCCTAATGACTATATAACTAAGACTTGGGCAGAGATGGGGGAAACCAGATCGATACGGGCTACTAGGATGGTAGGGGGCCATGCTGCAGGCCTTTACTCCGCATCAGCTTGGGATACTTCGCAGGGTGGTTATCCCGCAGGCTCGTATACAGAAAACGCTCCTGATGGTGGGGTGTGGGTAGATATATCTAATGGTATGGCACCAATAGGTTCGTACACTATGATGTACGTTGCGCAACCTCCGTTTGTAGAAGAACAAAGTGGTTGGTCTAGCCCTGTAGGTCAACTTTTTAGCAGTGCTTTAGCCATGGTAAGCCCTGCAACTTATTTAGTACTTCAGGGAATACGAGCCCTTGATGGCGCGACATTAAAAACAGGTGACTGGATAAATATTGTAACCGCGGGTTTAAAAGTAGGTGGTAAGCTAAAACCGGGCGGTACTAAAGCCGAAGCTGAGGTTGCAGGTGAAGCCGCTAGAGACGAAGCCATTGCCAAATCGGGTAATCTTAGTGGGCAGGCTCTCGCTGGTGTGGGCGACGCTGCTTACGCCGCCGAATACACAACTACTATTAATGGTATAGGTATAGCAGGGTTAACGGCAAAACAAACGGTAGTTCTTATAAACGCGGCGGGTGGGGAGGATATTGGCACGGCAATTTTTACCGCGTTTGGCCCAGACTACCTAGAAAAAGGGTTTTCGAACCTAGGAGTAGATACTTCTTTTTACACTAACATGAGCGAACCTGTGCAAAAAGGGTTTACCAAGTTATTGACTGCTCGCATGGACGGCAAAACGTTTACTGAGGCGTTAAAAGAAGGCGGAGTAGAGTTTTTTGCGGAATACATATCTGATAACGACCTAGTGAGCGAAGTAAAACTAGTAGTTGATAACTTTTTATCTGATTTAGGCCCTGCTATTTCGGCGGTAGGTGATTTATTCAACGAAAGTCAGTTGGGCGATGCTCTTGATGCGGTGCTTGATCTAGTGCCAGAAGATTTCATAAGAGGATTAGGAGAAATATTAGACGATGTGGAAGATACTGTAGATCCTATATTAGCTTTAGCGGAGAAAGGGCTAGAGGTTGTTGATGATGTAGTTGTAGCGCCGTTAGTAGAGCTGGTAAAAGGTGCGGGCAGTCGCATAGAGTTAGCCGTAGAGGGAGTAGTGGATTTGTTCCCCGACGGACTTCCCGAGGGAATAGAGAATCAAATAACCGCTATTGTCGAGGGCCTAGAAGAAAAGTCTAAACTTTCGTTTGCTAACCTACCGGATGCCTCTAAGAAGGCTGTAGAGAATAGTGTGGCCCAGCTCATTGTTAATGGGGAGATAGAGTCCCAAGGCCTAAATACAGCATTTACTAAAGAGCTTATAACCGCAGAAACAGTAAACGAGCTAATAGAAACAAGTGAAGGCAAGACAAAAGACGTATTAACCGCTATTGGCCCGGGAGTATTGACTACCGCCATGCGTGCATCCATAAACATGGGTCTTGCCGGTGGGAGTGTCGGTGACACGTTTATACAAACCATTGCTACATCAACGGCGAATGCCATTAAATATGCGGCAGATGCTGGGGGCATTGAGGGATTAACCCGAGAAATAAGTCAATTCCAAGATAATATTTCTGGGGAACGAAGACGTGTTGAAGAAGCCGCGGCAATAGCAAACGGCAAAGATGAAGACATGCGTGTGGTTATAGGAGAAATAGGCCTTATAACCGGGGATATAAACACCCGACAAACAGAATTAAGCCGGTTATACGAAATAGCTATATCCGCCGACGCTAGCGCTGTTGACATCGCCCGATATGAGCAGTACGCAGCAGACTTTATAAATGTTTTGCCTGAGTTACAATCGGATTTAAATGATAAGAAAGGTACCTTAGCTGATATAGAAGGTGAATACGATCAGGCAGTCTCCGTGTACACGCAAGCCGTAGAAGATCTAGAACAATACTCTCGAGACACCGACCCTAAATTACAACTAGAATTTTCTAACATGTACGTTGCGGTATCTGCTGAATTGAATGAAGATTTTGTTACGAACTGGCCACAATATGCGCAGGTCAATGGGTTAGGAGCAGACGCTACGCTAGCTGATGCTGCTAGGCATTATCTTTCTGAAGGGTACGTAGGCAGTGTGCCTACCACAGTTGAAGAATATAATGCCAGAATAAGCATGGCCACTAACGCGTTTGTGGATGAGGTGGTTGCAGACTCGGGAATTAATTTTTCCTACCTAGCGCCCAACAGCCGAGCTAGTATACGGGAGGCAATACTAAACGAAGTGAGTACCTTTGCCGGTGTCGAAGGCGTTACCCCCCTACAAATGTTAGAAACTATGCGGGATGACTCCACCTACCGCGATGGATTTAAGGCAGGGACTGAGTTTGATAATGTCATATTGCAGGCGTACAACCAGTCTTACATTACCGCAGAAGGCGCACCTCTAAACTTTACAAATTTGGGAGACGTAGAAAACTACGCTCTAGAGCTACGTGCTAACCAGTTTACTAATGCATACGCCCCTATAGATATTAAGACTGGCGCTCCCGTTGATCCAGCAGCGTATAGCCAATACCTCACTGACCTTATTGATGGGCAATTATTTGTTTCGTTGAACGAAGACGGAGATTATACGTGGGATGCCGCTACCGAGACGATTAAGTATAACGCCCTAACAGGTTTACAGGAAGTTGTTGACACTGTACCGGGGAAAACACTTTCTCAGCTGGCCGCAGAAGACCCTATATTCTATGTACAAACCTTGGGTGAGATTGAAGACAACGCCGCCGCGGTTAACTTGGTAGCAAAGGTACAAGAAGAAACAGGCGAGACTTTTGAAATACCTGACTACTCAGATACTGTATTTGGCACGCCAGACTCAGAGTTACCTTGGATAGTAAGAGTTTCTAGAGACTATATGCAAGATATAGCGGTAACACGCCAAGAATACTTAGCTAAAGTAGAAGAGCTAGAATCTTTTGAAGGCCCACTAAACCCTGAACAGGAATTAGAGTTAGAAGAAACTAGAGGCGCTTACGAAACAGCCGACCGACAGTTAATGACTGCTTACAACGTCATAAATGTTGGAGAGAGCATAGTAGGGGCTTACAACACAATATACCAAACTTTTGGTGTGGCGGGACAAGAAGGTAGGGCTAGGAAGGAAGGCGAAAAAGCCATGTTCAACGCCATACAGCAGGGTATGGATACCGACGAAGCTAAAGAACTAGGCGCTAAGGTTACTGAAGAACTTATGGCGCAAATAGATTATTCTCCATTAAGGGACAATGAACTTAGCCGTACGTTAAATATGCTAGAGGGTGTAGCCAAAGGGTACGTACCCGAGACATACACAAAAGAAGTAGAGGAGATGTATGCTCGTTGGGATGAGGCCGAGACTTTTGGTGAAGGTGTTGTAGCAGTATTCGGTTCTATAGCGGTTACTCCAAGGGCTTTTTGGAACGAAATTATAATACAAGAGCTCGGGGAGACTGCTATACAACTAGCTACCTCTGGTGGGTTAGGATTTGTGACTAAAGAAGTAGCTAAGCGACAGGCGGATAATATACTTGCCAGCATGACATCCGCTCAGATAGGCACAGGTGTCTATACTGTTAGCGTGGCGCAAGATGTAGCGATGGAATACGGACAAAATGTAGAGGAAGTATACGACACTACTATGTCTTTGTTATTTACTAAAGACGAGTATGTAAATCCCCCGCAATACATAGCAGATCAGGGCGAGGATGCGGTACAAACGTACCGAGAAGGTTTAGAGCAAGGGTATAACAAAATAGCTTTTGACACCTCTGTAAATGCAGGTACTTTTGCTATGGCTACGGTGCTGGCTACATTACCATTTGAGGGCAGCTTAGATAAGCTACTGTCTAAAAAATTCTTTGGTGATGTTGGACTAGATACACTAGAGTTAGTAGCGGAAGATACAAATTTACTCCGCAATACTGTTGGTGATTATTTAGGAGTAATTGGCAAAGAAGGTTTTGCAGGGGGTATACAAGAAGGCCTTACTGTGGGATATGCCGAGAACGCATACTATAACTTAGGGTTTACTGACCGCCCAGCGGCAGCTGAGGTAGGCGTAGCTCTGACTGTGGGTAGTATAGCAGATGCAGGTGCTACGGCGATTATAGCCCCACTAGGGTACTTAACCCCACAAGCGCAGGTTGCTAGCCAAATAAACGACCCTCTAGGTAGGGTGCTAGTTACTACCGATTATGAATTATATCAAGCTGTTGAGTCGGGAGATGTGTCTAAGGTTAGTGAGTTAATAGCTGCTGTTGGACTAGCTACTGTTATTCCTATGAACATGGAGCTACTAAACGCCACGGACGACAGTTATATTTTGACTTCTTCGGAAGTAATAGAGTCTTATGAGAGCATGGGACTAACTCCAACCCAAGGTTTTGTAGACCAAGTTGCTTCTACTCTTACTATAGATGCTGATACAGGGCAAATAACAACCACAACTCCAATTGCTGACGGTTCTAACTTAGATGATGACTTGGCGTATTATTGGGCTAGTACGTTTGGCGATGAAGATTTACCTAATAAAACGGGGTATACTTCGGAAGAGCATTTTGATGTAGTACAACATGTACGGAACATGGCAGATGGGTTAGTGCCTCTATCAAATAGTTTTAATTACGATGGAGATGCTGCGGTTACTTATGACGATGCCAATGCGTATATACTTAATTTACCTAGATATGAACGAGAACTGTTTGACAACTACAGGCGTGACGTAGACGCGGGAACTATAGAACATGTACCTACAGACGTTGTACAGACATTAGGCGGATCACTTATGACTAATGAAGAGTTAGACCAACTTAAAGCAAACATACAAACGTTGCTGGACGCGCAATATACAAAACAAGAAATAATAAATGCTATGTCGGCGGATCCAACCTTCCAAAACGTATTGAATGCGCAGGTAGTTGCAGCGGTAGAAACTGCATTTTTAAACGCTGAGAACCAAGCCAATTTTGCTGCGGAAGTGGTAGATAGTCTAGTAGAGTCTGATACCCTAGGCACTTTGGTGGGAGATGTGTTTAAAAGTATTGTAGGAGACCCCGACGCTGCGGAAGCTGAAGGGGTGTTTGCGTTAATAGAAGACCTAAAAGAAGAAATAGGTTTAGGGGAAGATGACCCTGCTACATTAGTATCCTATATAGACGAGGCTATCGGTACGGCTGTAGAACTTAACGCCGACGGTACTGTAAAAGAAGGTACAGGGTCTGGACTACTAGGTGAGCTGACTGCGCAGGGTGTGTTACAAGACGTAGCTATTGCTGCACTAAATACATTGGTGGGGAGTCCTGCTGGAGATAAGGATGCGACAGGGTTGTATGCTGCTGTGGCAAACGTAGACTTAGATACTACGGCATTAGAAGCCGAAATAAACACATTGGCTGCAAAGATACCTGAAAATCTAGAAACTACACTTGCTAACCTAACAACTAACCTTGGCACGCCAAGTTATGTGGATGATAACGGTGTTTTGGTGTCCGCTACAGGTATATATGCCAAAGTAGAGGAAGCAATCGCGGCAGGCACTGGTGCCGAACAAGCCGTTAAAAACATACTTGGCGACTACGTAGACTTTGCTGCATTTGAGACAGCACTTACCGGAGCTATGCAAGCCAAAGTGGATCAGGTAGTTGCATCTGTGGGAACGCCTGCTGTATTTCAGTACGGTGACGATGGTGATGTTCTACTCGACGATATGGGCAAACCCTTGTTTGCCGAGGGCGGTGCTCCTACTGGGTACCATGCTGATATGTACAATGCGCTACAACTACAAGGTACCGAGAGAGATATTGCGCTGTACCAACTACAGCAAAGTTTGAATGCGGAGATAAGTAAGGTAAGCACCACGGCTAATGCTGCTACCGTAGATAAGATAAAAACAGACGTAATAGGGCCATTGATGCCCGCTATACCCGCAGGTGCGTCAGTGGGTAGAGACATGTATATCGAGTTTGAAGGGCTGGTAAAAGCTGGTAGGGATGACGATGCCCTAAATTTTGCTAACACCTTATCTGATGCTGACAGAGCTTCTTTAGAGGCATACCAACTGTTTTTACAGCAACACCCAGACTCTATTACAGCATTAGTGGAAGAGTTGCGTAGAAATCAAATAATCGGCAGTGACTCTTTATCGAACAGAATTAATTTTGTAGAGACCAACGTAAACAACTTCATACAAACCAATGTAGTAGACGTTATTGGTAAGCGTGCAGAAGGTGACGAAGGCGCTTCGGGTATATTCTTGGCTATTGAGCAAGGAGACGACGCAGTACTCGAGCAGCTAGGGACTAAGAGTACTTTTGACGAGGAAACAGGGCTTTCTAATAACGATGGCACTGGGGTCTTACGTAGCTTAGAGTTATTAGGGTACGACAACCAGCAAATAAAAGACTACTTAGATACTAACTTAGGTAAACCTGCAGTATCTGAGGACGAAGCTACGGATGATAACCCACAAAGACCCGCTTCTGGCATATTTGCACTATTTGAAGAGAACACTGAAAATTATAATAGCTTGGTGGGAGACTATAACAAGTTAGCAGGTGACGCTCTTACACTAGCAGGGGAATTCCAAACCTTAGCGGAAAGCACTGCCGATAAGATAACTGCTATAGATACTACCATTGGTACTTTACCTACTGATGACGATGGTGATGGTGTATTTGAAGGTGGTAGTGGTCTACGTTTAGAACTATTTAACCAAGGTCTAAGCATTGATGAAGT